CTCATAAAGCGGAATCGTCCTTCCTTCACGTCCTGAGCCGCTTTCTCATCCAAGGCGAACTGAATATGCAGCCCGTCCGACTCCGCTTTTACCGCCTTGATCGTTCCCGGGGACGGTGCGCCGTCACCATGTCCCAGCTTCACCGGAAGCGGGTAGCTTGTCGCCTTGCCGAAGCTCGAAGCCAGCTTTTTCACCAGCGTCGGCGTAATCGAAACTTTGCCGTATCGCGGATCATGGAACTGTCCGACGGGGAGCGCGTTATACCAGAACTCCTCCCCAAGTTGCACAAACTCCGTTAAAATTTCCCGCATGTGTTCACCTCCTGAGTGCATAAAAAAACCATTATGGACGATCAACTATCTACCGCACCCATTTCCCCCCAACGCGCTTCCTGCTCACGCCGATATTCAGCAAACCCCTCGTCTCCGAAGATTTTCCTAAAAAGCTCATCTTGACCGGGAACGAATTGCGGTTTTTCCGGCATATCCAATGCAAGGTCGTCGGCCTCTGTCAGTATCTCACCGCTCATTCAGAATCACCTCCGCGCGTATGCGTTATATCGCGCCATAGACTCCTTATTTTCCAACAATAGCTTCCCCGCCCAATCCGTACCCTGCAAAAGAGCCTTTCCATCGGGGTGATCGGAGAGCGCCCATATCGATCTCGCATCATCGCTTTGAAGTATCGACTTCAACCCCTCTGGTACATTGCTACCATATAGTGAGCGGGCGCGTTCTTCAAGTTGGGAAGTCAGGGCTTTCCAACTTGTCTCACTTGGAACAAATCCGTATTTCGCCCAGACATACCCACCCTGCGAGAGTCCTGCGTGAAGATGTATTTCATCGACACCCATCTTCTCATACATAGACATAGAATCAACCATCAACTTTTTTGACAAACCCTGCCCCTGTAGCCCCGAAGAGATGTCGAACAACACGTGTTCGACGCTTTTTATTCCAGCCTCGCCCCTTTTCGGATTAAATACGAACCGCCTCGATATTTGAATGGATTCTTCTTCCCCCGCAATGAGGAATTTTTGATTGGTGGTCATGTATAGGCTTATGACGTTCGGGTCTTCCATTTCACTGGGAAGTATTTTTATGCCCCGGTAAAACGCCTGTGATCCCGTTTCCATACGATACATACTTGCCACATCATCAACCGAAACGTCGTCACCGAAGATTTTCCGCCATGCCGTCTTGACCTTTTCCAAGCTTTCTTCGTCCTTCGGAAAAGTGACCTTCATATCCATAAACTCATGAGTTTTGAACATGTCAACAACCTCAACGCGCGGCCTCGTACTCCACACCTTTCGCACCGCCTCGATATCCGACTTGCGCTGAATCGTCGGAACGTCAACTTCCAACTCGGCGGCGAGCTCGCTATCCCCAGTCCACCCCTCGTCAACCTCATCATCAAGCAGCGGTATCAACACGGAACGGCATTGGGGGTGCAGTGGCGGCGTGTTGTTGATCAAGTGCGGATCGTCGATTCTTAACCTCATCCCGTTCCGCGCTTCGCATTCCGGCGTTACGCGTTCATCCATGATTGCAAGGAACTCAACCCCAACTGCCCCTCGTGTCGTCTTGAGTCCTACGAGTCCTCCGAGGTTGTACCCCCGCATCGATTCTGTGCGCACTATCGCTTCGAGCCTATGCCGCGAGAAGTCATCGAACGTCTTGGAGAGCTCTTTCATTACCTCTTCGTTCGTCGATCCGTCGCGCATCCCCTTCGCTATGCTGTCCCGGCATTTGTCAAGCAAAGACTGTTCAAGGACGCGCACTAATTCCGGGGTGTATGTGTCTATCCAATTCAAAGCATCCTCCGGTATAACGCTCAACCAGGCGCGTTCGGTTACCCCTTCGCCCAGTTTGCGAGTCCGGACATTCTGCAGTTCTTCAATCTGCTTTCTCATATCCATAATGCCGTGATACATGGCTTCCTTCATCATCCCTGCAAGGAGCGGCGCTATATTCGGGAAGTTCCCTCCGGTCGAAAAAACCCCCTGTTTTTTCATCCATGCTGCAATGCGCGGGGCGGTGACGCTCACCAGGTCTCGAGTATTTTTGAGCAATCGGCGCATCGCCTGGCGCACAGCAGTAATTCTTATTTTTGTTCTTCGGTCATTTGCTTTTCGTCTACTTCCAGACGGGATAATTTTGCTCTCCATGCCGAAGGTTCACCACCCTCCGGTATTTCCTCCGGGAATCCGAGTCTATCCCTCATCCACGCCGCGTCTCCCTCGTCCGGGTAAAGGACTCCTGCATTCACCCCGTTCAGGAAGATTTTCGACATGACTTCTTGCTCTTCCGGTGTTTGAGAGTTCACCACGGCGATACTTCCGTAAGTATCTTGCGGCCCAAAGTTCCATTCAATAATTGGACGCCACAGTGTTTCAAGTTCTACCTCAGCCAATTCGCGTGCCAGCCAGAGACAGGAATCATCAAACATTCGCCAATGAATCTCTCCCAAAGCATAAGACCCACCCTGCTGTCCCCCCTCTAACAGGGCGGGCAAAAAAAAGGCACGATAAATCATACGATTGCAGAAATTCACGGCTGCTGAATATGCGCCCTCAATCCCACTTTGGCTGTTTGCTCCCACCGTCTCAATACTATCACCGAGTCCGATAGAAGCAAATGACTTGGCATATGCATTTTGCAAAATCTGCGCAAGAGCTTCTGGATCTTCCGACTTACCCACAAGCATTGGCATCCCAAAACGCTCCAACGCAATTGCCCAAAATTTAGGTAGTGCACGTTTAAATGCATACCACCGCCAACAACGCCTGAGTCGCGAACGCCCATAAGGATTTGTCCCAGCCCCATGACGTGCAATGTAACATTTGTGTGCCGGAATTTGCTTATCAGCACCTGCGACACGCTGAACTATTGTTTCAATATGCAGTGCATTATCCTTACCCCGCATAAATTTAAATGTCAGCGTACTAGGGTCATATACCTGTATAGAAGACAAAAGCCACGCATTCTCTTGTGCGGCCAGTGTAAATTCCCCAACACCGAAACCATATGATAATGAGTCAGCGAGTAATGCTCGCCGCACCTCTTCTACTGTACCCCGAGTATTTTCTTGACACCGTGAAACAAGCTGCATTATGCGTGCATCTGGGTGAGCAAATGTTCCAAACTTTCGTACCACAGCGTAACACAACATCTCGAGCGCCGCACCCACCGTTTCATCCGTTTCAGCCATCTCGCGATACCGCGACAAAAAACTGTCTGGATTACGTATTGGGGCGTCTAGCGAACTCATCAGTTGCATTGCCACATCTGAATACCCTACACCATACGTCTTCAATGCGATATTTTTTTTTCCCGCCGACCCTGTCTGTGCTTGTCCCTGCGTCACAATCTCACCTCCTCAAAAAGCGTCATCGCGGTTCTTGAGCCTCCAGCAACGAGGGGGCCTTTTCTTCCTTTCCCACGCTGCAACTTCACAAGTGCATAACGTACAGCATCCCAAATGTGGTTATGCGCATCCACAATCGCGGGCAGTATCTCATCAGTACGTGAGTCAACTTTATAGCGATATAGCTTAGCTTCCTCTATCGCATGTTTGCAACGCTCGTGTATTATAATCTTCTCAAAGGAGCGAAGAAAAGCAATCCCATCTTCAACAGAGCCGCTCCACTTCTCCGTGGCATGAATGTTAAACCCAGCACGACGCATATAAGATATTGTTTCCGGCCGTGCACTATCTGCATATATTGGCCATTTGCGCGACTCAGGAACTCGATCGAACAATGCGGGCGTTTTATCAATGTCGCAGCCAATCGAATATACTTCATAATCAATATAAAGTGACTGATTATGTACAAAACAACGGACAAGTGTTGTAGGATCTTGCGAAAAACCCCAATCCGCCCCAAAATAAAAGCGCGCATCAGAAGGTGTAACAAAAGCATCTACAACATACTTATCATGAAAAATTACGGCATCACTTATTGCGCGCGGTTCGCCTTCCCAAACATGTACGTATGCATCATAATCTACCCGCTTCAGATACTCTTTTTCATCCAACAACACGCGCGGAAGCCAGGGATTATCACGCCACGTAAGACGCCAAACTAGCGCACCCGCAGGAGCTTCAACAACAAAACGTCTATAAGTAGGATCAGTTACTTCCCCTGTATTAAAGGTTATCCAAATCTCAGAATGCTCTTTACGGATAGTGGGAATAAGAATGTTCCAACTTGTCTCTGAAACAGTCTGAGCTTCTTCTACCCAGCAAACATCAATGCCCTCTAACGATTTGATTTCGAGGGGGTTACGTCTAATACCCTTAAAAAGAAATTCTGTCCCATTACGCCCAAGAATGCGGGTACGCTGAATGCTGAAAAAATGCTGTAGCTGAAGCAACTGAATTTGCTCACATAATAGCTTATACACACTGTCTGCAATGCTCGCCTGAAATTCTCGCGCGCAAAGAATACGCATACGTTTCTGCGTGCAAAGTAACAAAAGTGCCCGAGCACAACTCCAACTTCGAGCAGCTCCGCGTCCACCATACATTACCTTGTAGCGCGCAGGCTGGAACAAAAATTGCATTTTCTCCGGAAAATCAATCTCCACGGGCATCACCTACTCAGTACAGGCATCAATCGCGTTTGGGGATTTTACAAAGTTAATCACAAGCTGTGGGCGCACACCAAGGCCGCCACCCGCGCCGTCTGTCGGATCACCAAACTCATCGACCCCACTATTTCCACCCTCACCAATATCCACAAAAGCTCCATTCGTGGAAACTAAAGCTACACCTGACCCATTTCGTCCACCAAGCGTGCCACTTTCGCCGCGTAACGGTTTATCCGCGTAATAACCAGTAGTCAAGCGCATCATTTTGGCAATATCTTGGAGCGCTTTGACGGCATCATTGGGGCTAAGTAGCCCAGCAGATTCCACAACTCGTGCTTTTACCAACCCAAAAACACGTTCAAACGTAGCGTACTGCTCATCCAAAAGAAACGCAGCTCGCCGTTCCCCCCTACGCTGCAGCAGTACACGTTCCCACTTATCATATTGAGTGCATCGCAAATCCCAATAGAATAAGTGGAAATATGCGCGAATCCGCAGCAATTCCTGCTTATTTGCCACAGATGATGGGTTCAGTATGCCTTTTGCAAGCGCAGTGCTGGACATTCCCAACTCTTCGCTCAAATGTTCTGCAGCGCCGTTCTCGGAACCTTCTACGCCTAAGCTACACAACGCATCCGCAGGCGTCGCGAACATATTGTGCGTGTGTGCCACAACTCCGGCAGTGCCAAACTGTAAATACGACTGGAATTGGATAAAATCACGGAAACCAAACTTTTCCTGCATGCGTAGATACAGCTTGAACCACTTAAACGCCGCCACAGGTTCTGCATCCCAGCGCTCCCAAAGAACGGCATCTTCAACTGTCGGGTAACCTCTTGACATCTGAACTACAGTGCTGCCGTTGAGTAACACATCAGACAGCGCTTGGCAGGCCTCTTCATCCGAGAGAAGCCCGCCCCTTTTACGGGCTGCGGATCCCAGACCCCGCAACACCGCAGCATAGTAATCACTCAACGCACAAAGCGACGCAAGTGCGTTCGCGTCCGCGCTACCTGGCGCACGCATCGCACGAAGTGCCGCTGTGAAGTTCCCATTTGCGACAGATTGTAGCTGCTCCCAATAATAATCAAACCGAAGGATATGTGTTTGACGTAATTGCGCCTCAAGCTCTTCCAGATCTAACACCGGCGCCATCGCTGCTTCCAGCGTTACACTTCCTGGTGCACCCTCCAAAACGGCCTCATCTGCGCGCAAACTTGCATTTTGTCGCAGCGTCTGCGCCGTTTGAGCTGTTTTGGAAATCCCCCGCTGAATGTTCGCGAAACAGGCCGCAAGCGTCGCAAGCGAGCAGATTTCAGGATCTAGCAGCGCCACACCCTGTTTTACCCCGCCCGCGCCTGCGGTGCTACGCGCGTTTTTAACTCCCATACAAACACCTCCCACCGCAGATTGTGCGGATTTATCTTGCAGCGAACGCACTTACCCCAATCCCCTCGCGAAAAATCACAGGCGGGGAAATCGGGGCAGCGACCAACCTCGCGCCGCTTGAATGACCTGGTACTTCCGTGTCAGCTTCCGTGTCGCCCCTGCTGCCGCGATTAGTTGCTGAAGTCGCCATTTTAACGTACTAATGTCACCCCGTGTCGGCGGCGTGACAGAGCCCACAAAAAGAGGGTTGCGCAAGCTCATCTCATCTTTGTGGCATTAGATGAGTGGAATGCTTGCCGCAACCCCTTTTCGGATGAAACACGAAGAGAAGAGAGAAGATGGTTAATGGTCGACCGTCTGCAGTACAGTTTCTACAATCTTTCGATTCTACGTTAATTATAGCTTAACCCGCGCGAAAAATCAAGCCGGGGACCAAGTTAATCCAAGAGTCAATTGCGCGCCATCTTTCGTTGTTTAACGTATCAAACAGCATACCAAAAATCCCAAAATTTTTTGTGGAAATGCCCTCGCCCCCTACCGCGCAAAACTGGTAACTTATTCATGCCGGGCAGCCCGCCCGGAAGCCGATTATATGAATGACGCGAAAGATCACAGGGCCGGGGCAGCATTTGGGGAATCCGCGACATGGAACAAAGAAAACTCGTCAACTTTTCAAGATAAGCCAGAAGTCCCGGTTGTCAAATCGCTTGGCATGCTTTATAATATAGATAGTCAGAAGAAAGGAGGGCGGAAGCACGCGCACGGCACAGGGCAACACAGGCGTTTCACAAACTAAACCCACCTAGGAGGAATGACAGATGTCTAAGAAAGCCAGCACAGTGAAGGACGCAGTCGAGGTTGTCGGAGCAGTAGCCGAGGAAATGAATGTAATCGCGGAGACAGCGGCAGTGGTTGACGTGGAGCATGTGCAGGTGGCGGCGGAGGAGATGGACGAGATGGTTTCCAAGGGTGCGAGCACGGAG